TACGATGTTGAGATAAAACATTTAGGTATTTACTATGAAGTTTGGGTATATCCAACAATGCCTTACCTGGTTCGGTACGGTCAATATCGGAATCTTTCCGCCATTCTTCTAACACTTCATCCAGATTTTTCATGCCAATAAACCTCCTGTTATAGGAGTATATCAAAGAAAGGTTAAAATGTCAAGCTATTTTAGAATAATTTTTCAACATCATAATAACTATACCGAAATGTGGCATCGGCAGTTATTATAGTATCTGGCCCGTCTTGGGCATTCATTATGAAGGTTGAAAGAGTAGTTGGGAATACTTCGTGAAATTTAAATCGATAGTATTCTTTATTTGAGGAAGAAAACAATGACAAAGAAGCATCACTAAATTGTGGAAATTTACCACTAATATCCGATGAAGCTGACTGATACTTATTTAATTTAGGTAAATCTCTATATTCTTTAAACTCTACAGGAAAAGTCATCGCACGAATCCAATCGTGTATTTCTAACCAACCTTTTAATTCTTCATCAACAATAAATGTTACATTTAATAGATCATAAATTGCTTTTTCGCCTGGAGAATAGAAGTCAACGAATGGGTTAGTGATAACGGTTTCAGACAATGAAATACCAGGTACAGTAACATTCTGACAAAAGTATTGCATATTTGGCAGACGACCAAATGTCAATAGAAACTTATTAGGTTGTAATGGATTTGGATTACTTGGATTTCTGGTAAGTGCTGTCATGTGGTTTTCTTAATGTATAAGCCAATATCGATAACTTGTTCTTTTTCAATCATATTAACAATGCGATTAGTTAAAGTTATTTCTTGTTGAATAAAAGTCATCTTCAGCTGGAGTTCTTTTAATTGTTGATTATAGAACTCCAACTCTTTTAATTTTCTTGCTCGTATATCAAGCAAGTCTGACATTACTATAATATCGGTCATAATGTTATTTATGTATAAAAAAAGACCCGCTTTTTAGGGCGGGTCTTTAAGTTTCTACGAGTGTCTTTTTGTTATTATTATTGTGACACTCTAATCAGATTACATCAAGTTAGCAATCTGGAACGCACGATAGTAGAAGTTGGATTGTGCCGTCAAAGCGCCTGCACCAACTGATGTACCTTCAGCAAACGGATTAGCAACTAGACCGTAACGAGTCTTGAAGCCAATTTTTGGTTGGAAAGTACCTGTATCAACTGCACGAACCATTTGCAGAGGAACATATGGGCAGTAGAAAATACCTGCGTCATATGCATTAGATCCTTTGTAACCGAGAACAGCAAACTCGGAAGTCGAGGATGTTGGAGCATACGGATCGATATACACTTTGATACGACCAAACAGAGTACCAGCAAATGTGTTGCCAGTATCATCAACTGTTAGGTTAACTTGGCCTTGCAGAGCAGATTGATAGTCGAGGATGCCAGCCATTGCGAGAGCAGAAGCAACATCAGACGAGCAAATCATAACATTACCTTTACCTCTACGAGTAGTTTTGGCAATTGTATTAGCTTCACGCTCGAGTTGGAAAGCAAGACCTTTAACTTTTTCAACCATCCAACGACCGTTTGAATCGGTGTCGAGGTCAAATTTACCAGCAGTAGTAGTACCAACTTGGCAACCAATCTTAGCAACACCGTAGATTGTACGGATAACTTCACGATTGATTTCAGCAAGAATTTCTGTAGACAGGATGTTTGCAAGTTCTGTTTCAGCATCCAGACCATGAACTGCTTTCAGGTCTTGTGCCAGTTCCATCGAGTATTCTGCTTTGAGAGCACGGGTCTTTGCAGTAACCGTAACTTTCTCAATCGAGAATGCCATTTCTTGGAATGTGTTAGCAGCTTGACCATCACCAAGTGCCTCACCACGAGCTGTAGACATAGCAGCAACAGCAGTAGCGTTAGAAGTAAATACTTCAGTTGGCAAAGAACCAGCAGAAATTGATGTTTGTGCGGTACCAAGACCAGAGAAACCGGTATTAGCTTCGTTATAGAAAGCTTCTGTTCCGCCTTGCGTTGTGTAACGTGAACGCATAGCGAAGATCAGTCCTGTAGGACCAGTCATCGGCTGAACGCCTGCAACATCATAAGCAATCAGGTTTGGCAGCGAACGGCGAACCAACGAGATAAGGATTGGATCGAAACCAGCAACTGGAGTTGTAGCAGAACCAGAGAAACCGGTCTGTGTACCACCAGCAGATGCTGAGTTAGTTGGCGTGGCTTCCATGAGGATGCCAGAAGCTTTTTGCATTTCTTGAGCTTGATTCTCAAGAATAACAGCCGTAACGGCCTTACGATATGGGTCTTTAATGGCTGGCAGATCAGCGTGATCTAGAACGCCTTCCCATTTTTTTTGTAGATTTTCGGACAAATACATTTAAATCTCCTTAATTATTATTACTTAAATTTTGGTTTTAGAAATTGCTTGGGATACTGCTGCAACGAATGGGTCAGCAATGACTTTCTTCTCGCCTTCAGCATCTTCTACCTTTTCGTGCAGTTGCTCTTCATCTGCTTTTTTAACGCCAGATGGGAAATAGTTCTCACGAATTGTTTCAAGCTTCTCTTTGTATTCTTCCTCTGTGGAGAATTCAACGCTCTCTGCGAGCTGTTTTACTTTTTCAGCTTGTGTAGTTGTGAGGCCTTCAGTAACTTCACGGGTAATTTCATTCTTGCGGGACTCTACGAGAGCTTTGGCAAAACCAATGCCACGCTCAATTTCTTCGTTGAGTTTGCTTTCGAGTTCATCAACTTTACCAGCAAGCTCATCAACGAGGTCAACCTTCTCAGCAGGAACATCAATATAGTGTTCAGCAAAGAGGTTACGCAGACCAGCAATGAATTCTTCGGTGAGTTCAGAACGGAGTCCCGACTCAATTGCAATTTCGTTATCTGCAAGCCATTGCTCAACAACATAGTTGAGGTAGTCATCTACTTTGGTTGTCAGATCAGATTTGATTTGATCGACTGCTTCGGAAAGCATGTCAGCATATTTTGCTTCAGTTTCTTCCTGAATTTGAGCAACACGATCAGCAACCCGTGCTTCAAAAATTGTAGAAACTTTAGATTTGAATTCTTCAGAAATGGTAGAATCATCTGCAAAGAGGGCATCAACATCCTCTTTCATTTTCTTCTTCTTCATTTCTTCTTTATCATCTTCATCTTCGTCTTCCATTTCATGGGACTTTTCAGCGATGACTTCTTCTTCAGTTTCAGCTTGTTCTTTTTTCATCTTAAGCTGAGTATCTGGTGAAGCATTAGAAGGTTTAGTTGTAGGTGCCGTAGCACTCTTAGACGATGGTGTAATCTTTGCAGAATCATCATCGGGTTTTGAATTTTGTGGTGTTGGGCCGCCAGCATCGTGAATTTCTGCTGCTAGTTTTTCAGCAGGCATAGCTGTAGCTTTGCTTTTTGATCCTGACAGGATCTCAGCTGCGGCTTCCATGAGTTTTGATGTTGCCATTAGGAATCTCCTTATGATTTCTTATTTATAAAATTAAAGTTTTCTGAGGTAATTTTCGAATAATTTAAGAGCGGTTTCCTCTAATTTTGCCTTAGAAACCCTCTGAATTGTTTTCTTTGTATGGTCAAAATCTGCCTCTACAAATTTGCCGTCAATCATCATCCATTCTTTGTTTTCCATGATTCCTTGAACAAATGCACCAGGTGCAGATGGATCGGCAACAATGTCAGCTGCCGTGGCCAGTCGCAGATCGTCTTGTACCAAATTGTAACCCTCTTTGGTTTGTTGTAGAGAACCAAGGGCTCTGGAAGATACACCAACTTGAATGTCATTGTTGATAAAGTTCTCAACGATTTGACCGTATGGTGTGCCAAGAATAAGTGCTTTGCCATAGAAAGTATTGCCATCTTCTTTTAGAGATACAATCTTATGTGATACACGCTCAAGGTTAATTGATGGTGTATCTGGATGACCTAGTTCACCAAGCGCACGATTGGTATCAATGAATTCTTCTGTGTAACGGGTAACTTCATTACGAAGTGTGTCCATTTTATACATGCGATTGTTTTTGTTAACTGCATCGCCAACAAGAAATGTTCCTTCAATGTAAAGTTTTTTCTTGCCGTCTTCTGTTTTTTCAACAAGATATTTTACATTTTCTATGGATTCTCTAATAAGTTTCATATTGTTTGTCCTGTATATGGGTCAACATTATATGTGGCATCTTTTGATACTTCTAAAAAAATTGTTCCGCCAGTTACAATTGTTATAACTAAACTAGATGCACTATTGCTTGAAATAGCACCAGCAAACTCATCAAATCTCATTTCACCTGAGTTGTGAAGTGCAAGTGTAAGAGTGCCATTTCGAACAATGCTAATACTTCCATTTGTCGACCAAGTTACTCTTTTAATTGATGCTGTAGTAACTGTTTCTGTGAACGCATTAGCTCGCAAATCATTTAGAGTAATTGTGTAAGTACCAGGATCAACCGCTCGAATGATTGATGGTCCTCGTCTTGAATTGTTAATATATGCTGGCATTTTATCTTAGTCCCATTGATGTTCGCCTACGCATTGACATTTTTCTTTTCAATAAGCTTCGGCGAAGTTTAGCTCTTCTAGTTGTTTTCCATGACCGCTTTAATAAGCGTGCCTTTCTTAATCTTGCAGCTGCAGGTATACGGCGAACAGTATTACCTACAATCCTATAACCTTTAATGCCTGACCGTCTTTTATTTTTTTGAACAACTATACGGCCTTTTGCATTACGCCGAATACGCCGGCGAATTTTTTGTATTCTACCTTGACGAATGATATTTGGATTTCTTTTAATTGCTTCATCAAGTTCTTCGTAAACATCTGCTTGTACATAACGCTTAGCTTCTTGTAATCGTTTTGCTGCAATTTCTTCTAAACGAAATTGTAATGCTTGCCTTGCTTCGTCTAGTTTACCTTTTAAAATTAAATCTATAAAATTCATTTTGCTCTACTAAATGCAAAGTCAGAAGCTTTTGCCAAGTGTGCAGGTGATTTATGAACCATATCCGCAAACTTCTTTTTGTTGTCATCATTCAAAGCTTTATGTACTTGCGTAATAGCAGAAGCTGTAAAATGGTCTACCTTCTTTGATTGACCATTACCAAATTTAACTGTTTGTGCTTGTTTATCAGCAACAATTTTATGAAGCTGATCCATAACAGCTTCTTCTATTTGTGTTTCTTCTGCCTGAACAACAGCACCCATTGGTCCGCCATAAGGCACAGAGAAATACTTATCTAATGTTTTACTATAATACAACGCAACTTTTGTTTTATCAGGATACATTCTGATGGCTCTGCGTTTCAAAACCAAAACAAAAGGTGGGTCATTATCAAAGTCGATTGGTGCTTCTACTAATTCAAAATCTTCTTTAATATCTTTTTCAGCGCCGTAAGCAACATCACCTATTTTAAGGCGATGTGCTCTTACTTTACGACCAGAAGGACCAATTTTAAAATCTGAAGTGTCAACAACATCTTCTTCTAATTGTTCTTTTACTGCTTGTCTTGTTTTTTGAAAAATTTGTTTATTATTGGCAATTAAATCTACCATACGATTAAACAAATTTCTCACAATCTCTTTATCAGCATTATTAAACTGTGGCCGTTCTTCGGTCATCTTATCCAAAATTCGATGAATTCGTGCCAGTTGTGCCTTATTGGCAAGACCAGCACGAACAAGCATATCAAACTTTGTGTAGTCTGACTTTTCTTCTTCTACAAGATTACGAAATTCTTGTAAATCTTTCATTCTTCTGCGGCAGTTTCTTCTGTATCTTGTACTTCAGGCTCAGATGTTTCTTCATTACCTGTAAATAGTGTTTGTGCCATTTCAATTTTTTTAGCATCAAGTGCTTCAAAAGCTTTAGCAGCTAAAAGATCATTTAGCAAATCTTTTGCACTCGCAGCATCACCTGCTGCAACTTGATTAATAAATGTTTGCGTATCCATAGTATTCTCCGTTTAGCGCCTATTTAGTAATGCTGAATATTTTTCTACCTCAGCATCTAACATTGGTGTCATTGATTCATTTGCAGCACCAGTATTATCTTCTGGTGGGTACTGTTGTTCCATTGCCTGTTGTTGTGCTTGCGCTTCAGGTGGCATAGTTGGTCCGCCGGTACCTGCATCTGATTCTTTTTTGATTTGTTCATCAATAGCTTCAATTTCTTCTTGTGTTTGTTGAAGAATGTTTTTACGAACCCACTCAGCAGAAAAATAACGGCCAACATATGGGTCAACAACTTGAAGTGTTTGGACACGATTCTGTAAAAGTTCTGCATCTCGCAGTTCAGTAAAGTTATTATCTTTTACATAATCGTAATAAATCTGTTCTTTAAATTCTTGCCATTCTTCTCTTGTACAAATGCCTTTGAGTACCAATTGTTTCTCTAAAGCATGGTCAAAGATTTGTGAAAACTTATTACGCAGACGAATGATGAATTTTAAAAACTTAACCTCATCACGGGTAACTTCAGTTGTACGACCAAGACCAATCATACCACCTTGTTGTGGTTCTAATCGACTGATAGGTACATTAAGTGATTGTAAAAGTTTTTGACGGAAGTATTTTACATCTTCTAACTCACCAAGGTTTTGACCAGCTGGTAGAGTAGTGATCTCTGTACCTTTACCACCTTCACGGCGTGGCAGCCAGAAATCTTCAAGCATCGAAAGGTGTTTACGATCATCACGCAACTCACCGGTGTTTGCATCATAAACCATCTTGTTACGATACTTGACCATGATTGACTGAATGTACTGTTCAGCTTTGCCTCTTGGCAAATTACCTACATCAATATAAAATATACGGCGTTCTGGTGCTCGTGAGAGGCGATAGATTACAACTGCATCTTCAATCATTCTTAACTGATTGAGTGGTTTTATTGCCTTATGCAGATAAGAAATAACAAATGTATTTTTAGCATCCATCAAACCAGAATTAACATTTACAACCGCATCTGGTGCAATACGAAGTCCAGAGTTTACTGATGCACCATAGGTTTGTGTTGATGTACCACGATCACTATAAACATAATACTCAGCAATTGATTTGATAATATCTGCACCAGTTTTTGGATCACGTTCTTTTTTAACTTCTCTTACTTTACGGATCTTTCTTGGATCAATATATCTTAGTTCTTGTATGCCAGCTTTTGGATCGTTCTCATCTACAACTACATGGTAGTAAATGCGGCCATCAATGTACCAACGCTTAAACAAATCATCTGATAGATTGCCAAAATTTAACATACGAAGAATATTTTCAAATTCTTCTACAATTTTTTTCTTAACTGCATCTGGTTGTTTTAGTTTATCTAATACAATATTAACTGTACGACCAGATTCATCGTGTGAAATGGCTTCATTGACAATATCATCAATTGCCATTTCTAATTCTGGATGATTTGCCATTTCACGGTACCGAGTGATAAGCTCTAATTCATTACGAATAGAACCTTCTAGGTCAACATATGTACCGTAATAGGCATTTTGTGTGATTGTAACTGCACCATCATCGAGTGCAGGAGTTGGAAGTGCAAAAGAGGGTTGCTCAGGTGATTGAACCTGAACAACATCTTTTTTGCCTAGGGTGAAGCCAAAGAGCTTAATAGCCATTAATAAATCATCCTATAAAAATGAAGAAAGGCCGAAGCCTTTCCTCTTACACTACACCGTCTGCTATTGATTCCCACCATTGATAGGTGAGAGTGATTGAAAACTCCTCAATCGTATCATTTGAACCCCAATCAACATCAATTGGAGTTACATCACTTGGGAATAAACCAACAAACTTATATTTTTTAAGCGTATCGCCTTTTTTACCAAATTGAGTAACTTCACCATCTACAGTATAACCAAGTGGTGAAAGTGCTACTGGAGTTCTTACGTTAAGGTTATGTGAATTGATACCATTCATCCAACGCTCGAAGGCATTGCGAACAATGAAATCTTCATCATTAATAACTGTAATTGTCCAATCAGCAAATGTGCGATTGCCAGCAAATTTAAGCTCACGACCAAAGTATTGAACAGGCACAACACCTAGCGTAGCGCCAGGTAATTGTGCTGTCTTACACATAAATGTTAGTTTTTGTTGTGCATTTCCTGGTACAGAGAACGCAGGAAACGGCATAGAAACTTCAAACAGATTTGGACGGGCACCGTCCCCAACCATTTGACTTCTAAATTCGTTTACATTAAATGCCATTTGTTATCTCCTGTTTCTCTATTTAGAATTGTCCTACAATTTCTTCAAATGCAACACCTGTGCGAACTGCTACAAAGTTGAGTTGAATGTAATTGATCGAACGAGCAGGCTTAATATAAATGTCACCAACAAATTCGTTACGGTCAATAACTTCACCTGTATTATTTGTTTCATCACAAACAACACGGAAGTCTGTAATACCACGGCGACCTTGTACATCACGCAAGAATGGTTCTACTAAAGAAACAAACTGAGCTCTTGTGAATTGGTCATTAAATTCAAACAATGAGAATCTTGCTGCACGACTAATTGCTTTCTCAAGCACAATGAATAGTCGGCGAACATTAATTCGATCAAACGCAGAAGGTTTAACCAACAAGGTTTTATCTCCAAATAATACTGTACCTTCGCCTTGGAAAGAAACAATTGGATTAATACCTTTTACATACAGATCATCACGATTTGTTTTTGATGGGTTGTATGCAAGTTTAATTACATTCTTTAATACGCCGCGATTTAAACCACCTGGTGAGAACCATGGGTCACGTTCTAAATCTGTTCTAGCGCAAAGACCAGCAACATCACCGTTACATGGAATCCAACGATACACATCATTATACTTATCGTATTGATATTTCCAGTTAGAATCCATAACAGCGTATGAAGAAGTGGTAAGTGTTTGACGATAAGCAACTGTATCTGTTACTTCACCGCCTGGATTATTTACAACATCTGATTTTTCTGGTGACAAAAATACCAAACAATCTTTTCTTGTATCACACATTGTAATCAAACTATCAGCTAATGTTTCATTTGCTGGTCCAGAAACTACAAGAGAAATATCAACAGATTCAGTAGAATCAAAAAGATCATAAGCCGTTATAACATTACCTGTAGCTATTGTGCCGTCAACACCGCCTGTCATCGATATTGTTACATTTGAGGTTAGGTTAGCAAATGTTTTGCCTGATGAAGTTGTTCCCCAATTTGTAGCTCCATTAGCAATTGGGTGATCCATCCAGTGAATATATCTTGAACGATCAGAAATTATATTTTTATAATAGTTAGAATTGCCGTTATCATCTTTTGAATCGGAAGCTTTAGAAACAAAAGAATATTTTTCTAATACTGTACCTTGAAGTCCTGAAAATAGTCCATCTTCATCAATAACAATGACATGCATTTCGTCATTAGAACCACCTTGGTTTGTTACATAAGTTGATGTTCCAGGTGCTTGATTAAACAAAGAAGCATATGCCCAACCAGTATAAGAGTTAGCATCTGCCATTGAAACTTTAAGAGAGTTACCAATTGCTCCAGCGTAGCGAGCAGCAAAAACACCGTAAGCATTGGAAGAACCACTAGAAAAAGAAATATCCCATTTGTCATCATTTTCAATGAGAACAGCGGTATTTCCTGTTGCGTTGCGGGTTGTACCAGAATTTACAGCTCGAACAGTTTTTAGATTGTTTGAGTATGCCAAAAAGTTTGCAGCAGAGAACCAGTATTCATAATTTGTGCTGTCTGGCTTACCAAAGGTATCTGCAAGGCGAACCTCGTCAGAAATGGTAACAACAGTATTCGCAGGTCCCCAGGCAAACGGTCCGGCAAATGCGCCAATTGAAGTGGCGACTGAAGGGACAACTGTAGTCAGGTCGATTTCTGATACATTTACCCCAGCGGATAGTTGAAATGCCATGGATTTCTCCTTTTGTTATCGGGTCAAATTCTTTGAATTTATAGTGTATTTATGTTTTTATAATCTTGACGAAATATAACCTTTTTCCGACCAAACATCACCAGAATCTACAGTAACTTCGGGTTTTAAACCATCATCAATAAACCCAACAGGCGTTAAAGCCTCATCTCCAAGCATATCATTTTCTTCTAAAAGTACCTTACGAATGTCAATATTCGTAGAATCTTTGAAGTATGTCTGTGCGGTAAGCCATGCAAAGAGTACCAGACCCATCACAATATCATCATTATTACCTTCTTCAGCCGCATATGAATCTCTTACACGGACAAAAGTGTTTAGTTCTGCTATTGTATCAAAGTCTTGTATGAGTAATTTGTCGGATTCAATGAGCGTTTTGAGGTTAGCACAACCAATTTTCTTAACGGTTTTGGTAGTTTTAATACCAAAACCGGATGATTTTCTAAAACCACCTGAGATTGTTTGACCTTTGATGTGGTGATGGTCAATCTTATAAACATATTCATACTCCAAATCATAATGTAAAATATCTACCACTTGTTGGCCCACATTATTTGTTTCAATCAATGCGTAGGCCTCATTGTATCTTTTACACAGACTATAAATGACTGTTGGAAAAAATAAAAGTGGTAGTTTATTATTTCTATATTTAGCGACCTGCCTATAGGGGGTTTCAG